CGAGCCTACCGGCTCAAGGTGGGCAACTCGACCTCTTCAGAAATTCAACAGAACCCGGGACATCCCCGCGGTGAGGTCGTTAAGTCGGGAGACAACAGACGAACGGAATATCGCCTCGCAGAGCGATAAACAGAAGCGGGGGGCCCTTTAACCTCCCGCTTTCTCAAGGCGCTTTCCAGTCGACGTCTAGCTCGTCGTCGTATCTTATGCCTTCGACGTAGCCTGTAACGCTGTGGTCAGGCAGGAGCCGTGTGACGCGTTTCCGTTTTAGATCATAACCCGGATACGGATCGCTGATCACTTGACGGAAATAGTCTTGGTGTCGCGGGCTGAGGCATGTGCTGATTTCGTGAAGAAAGGCGTGCGTGGCCTCGTAATCCTGAATAATGTCGGTTGGCTTATAGATCCGTTCCTGATGCTCGAAGACTTTTAGTACGTTGTCTCCGCACTCGACGAACAGAGGTCGTTTTCCTTCAAAGTAGATCGTTTCCAATTGCTCCCGTACAGGATCGACGTTCCCGTGAAGGGCAAAGTTGCGTAGGTTCATTACGCGCATGAAGGAGGCGTAGCTGTCGCTTTTCGCGTTGATTGGTTCGATGAAGCCATCGCAGTGCTGGCTTAGCAATTCGAGCCGCTCAGGTATCTTTGCTCTCACAAATCCTTCGAAGGCTTCGCGGTCGTTTCTAATGGCATCCTTGCAGAGCATGACGATTACCATGTTGATGTATGCTTCGGCCATGATCGGAGTGACGAGTCGAAGAGTAAGGCAATTGCCATAGAGCGCCATCGCGCGACTGGTCGTCTTGCGCAGTTCTAAATAGTAGGTGCGAAGCTCCTTACGGGAGCTCGTCGACTTCGGGAGCGTCAGGTTTCTCGATTCTGCTTCGACAATCGCGGCGTGCGCTTCCGCACAGAGATTGGCGAGCGCAACATACTTGTTCTGGAAGACGACCCATTTTTCAAATGAGGCCATCATGGCCGATTTATCTTTGCCGATCCGTGCGAAGTCTCTCTTCAGCGCGATTGCGAGCTGCTTCCATTCGTCATCAGATAGGTCCTCCCTCGTGCTGACATGGATAGTGCGGGAAGTACCTGCGATATGCACGTCGAATTCACCCGCCCTGACATTGTAATCCCAGTGAATCCAGTTGTCGCTGTCGTCCTTCCGGAGGGCGTTTTGAAAGCCATTGGGCGCGCCGAAACGCGCCCTTAGGTACGCATAGACATCAACTGGACGCAGGTGCGTTCTGAAGATCAGAGCGCGCTTGCTTGGGCCGCGCTTCCGGACTTTCTTCGGGTTCGGACGGGCCGGTTGGATAAATGCCAATACCTCATCCCGGGTGGCTACTCTCCACGACTGAACGTCTAAGGTGATCGGCATGGTGCGGGGGCCCCTGAGACCGTGCATCAACCGTGCAGCCTTGCGCCGTGCACGGTTGATGCACGGTTCGGCGCACGGTCATGCTGCACGGTTCGTGCACGGTCGGATGCACGGTTGTTCTATAAGACTATCAGACACTTAGCCAGACCATGCAAGGACCGCGCACCAACCGTGCACTGAATTTCCCATTAACCGTGCACGTCTCTCCCTTCCCTAGAAGGGAGACGGCACAGTGGGCGATGCGAGGAAATGGAGCTTAACCGGACGGTCTAGCACGCTCATGCTTTTTTTCTGTTGTTAGTGAACTAGCTTCCCTTATGCGCATATGCTCCCTTGGGATCGGTACAGCACGGGGGGTAAGCGAAATGTCAGTCTATGATCCGCTCAGGGATATGCTGATCACGAACACGTCACGGTCTGTCAAAATGGCCTTCATTGATATCGAGAAGCTGATTGGTCGGTCGCTGCCAAGCTCGGCATACGAGTATGACGCTTGGTGGGCGAACGAAGATCCGGAGCTTACGACCCATAGCCAGAGCAAGGCATGGACGATTGCCGGGTACCATGCCGAGCCGAGCTTGGCTCAGCGAACGGTGACGTTTCGAAGAAAATAGGCGCTCGCAATTTTTATCACCCTGGCTGTCACAGAGCGCCTCACTGGGGCGTTTATACAGTATGGGGACCGCAATCCTCACCGCTTCCAAGCCGCGCGGGCAACGGCGTTAAAGTGCACCCGCTATGCTTCCCAGCGCATGGGAAGCCCGCCTCTGAACCCGAGCTACGGTTTGATAGCTCCCCAGGGCAGGCCGCCGCACCGTGGCCCGAGCACGCTGATTCCAACCCAGCATGTCGGAACGGCAGAGCGAGAAAAGTCCGCGAGGGCTGCCGAACCCGAACCCCAGGGTACGTTAGGGGCAGGTGAAGCGGTAAGGATTGAGGCCAACATTTAAATAGGTGGCAGCGCAGGCGGGCGCGTGCCCCTTTTGGAAGCCGCGCGGTCCTTCAGGCCGCGCGGCGGTCCGCCGAACAATTCCCGAAGGAAATCCCGATGAACCAATCCAACCCGGTCATTGCCGGACTTACAGAAGGCTTGCGACCGCGCGGCGAGCCCGAGCAGCGCGATACGATCACATTCGACACAGAGCTGTTGGCAGCCGAAGAACGAATTCGCATCGTGCGAGCCGCTGAGCGGCAAGCCGAGCTGGCTGAAGAGAGCTTGGCCGTGCAGCGCCGAGCCGCGAGCGCTGCCGAACGGCAAGCTGAAGCTTTCGAGACACTTGTCGCGCTGTTCGCCTCCACGCTCGGTGTGGGCATCGTCTCTTGCGCCAATTCCGAGAATTACGAGACTGTCAACTTCATCAGAACCGGCTTGGGTCGCAAAGGCTTTGCGTGCGACGCTGACAACATTAAGGCCGCGCAGGATGATTGACACCGCAGCATGGGCACAGGCCGTGCTTGCCGCCAACACGCCTGCCATCGCTTCGAGCATGATGCAGCTTGCCGTGACCGGCTTCGAGGTGATGCGCAACGCGCACGAACAGCGCGTGAGCGGCGAGCAAGAAATGGAGCGGGCCTTCGCCCGTAGGAGTGAAGGGCCATGGGCCTTGAGGTTAAGCTTGACGCCAGCAAGCTCGAGTCATGGGCGTCCCAACTATCCGCGCGCGGCATGCGAAACGCCATTCGCCGCGCTGTTGACAAGTCCGCGACGACCGCTCGCAAGGTAGCGCTCGACATCATCGCGAAGGACTCGGGTGTTCCTGTCGCGCGCGTCAAGCCGGGCGTCACGAAGTTGCGGCGGACCACGCAAACGGACCTGAGCGCCAGCTTCGTGGCAACGAAGCTTCGCATTGGTATCTTAGAGACCAAAGGTGCGAGCGTTGGTGCAGGTGGCCTAAGAGCTAGCACCCACCGACTAACGGGCGGCGGTTCGGCCAGCTTAAACATCGCCAATGCTTTTGTCGTTGGCATGGCGAATGGCGCTAGGTTTGTGGCCTTCCGCAAGGGGAAGGCGCGGTTGCCTATCAAAGGCGTCTACGCCGAAATGCCGTCGACGGCGATGGGGCAGGACAGAGCCGCAGCGCGGGTAGCGTGGCAGAAGGAAGCAGAGAAGCAACTGTCTCAGCGACTACCACAAGAGATTCAGAAACAGCTCTTGGCTGAAGGTCTGCCGTACTCACCGCCCGCCGATACGGGCGAATAGCGTACCAATCACCGATACCGCCCTGCGCGCGGGAGCGACATGACGGGCTTGCCGTCGACAACGCCATGTCGTCGCAGCGCGGGCGGCACGCACGCCAACGCCACAGCACGGGTTTGCAGGACATGGCCCGTGTTGAGCGTTGGCGTGCAACCAATCTCAAGGCGGCAGCCGAGCGCGTGACGCTCGCGATGCACGGCCTTTATCACCCCACGTGTCGCGCGGAAGACGCAGCCGTGCGCCACGTGGGGGCGATCACGCAGCAAAAGGTAGTACCCGCGCGCCACATAGTGCGCCCTCCGGACGTTCGGGTCCCCTCCGGGCACTCCTCCATCGGGCCGAGCGGGCCGCTGCCGCAACATTTTCACTGAAAACACTCGCGTTTTCGATAGCAGAGAACCACCATGAGCAGGCCGAGAGGCGCTATCCGCAAAGTCGCGGATGAAACGGGCCTGGATCAGGCGACCGTACGCCGCGCACTCGCGGCATCCAACATGACTGAACAGGAATGCGAGGCTGACTTCGCTAAGGCCGTCGAGACAGTGCGCGCCGTAGCCGACACGGACAAGGTGTTAGGCCACAACGCGAGCGGCAGAGGCGAGGGCGGCGGCAACAGCTCCGCTTACGCAGATGCCAGAGCGCAAACGGAGCTGTATCGCGCTGAGAAGTTCCGCCTTCAAAACGAAAAGCTCGCTGGTCGGCTGATCGACCGACAGGACGTTACGGACACCGGCATTCGCATACTCGCCGACGCTCGCACCGCCTTCCTATCGCTCGGCCTGCGCATCGCGGACAGGCTGGTGGGAAATACTGATGCGCGCGAGATCGCGCGAGCCATCGAGGCCGAAGCGCGAATTGTGCTCGGCGAACTCGCCGACGATCAGAAGTTTTTCGCCGCGCTCGAAGGCGAGGCGTTGAGTTAGCAGGACACCCGCAATGATCGATCCCGACCTAGCGCGGGCATGGTTGCGCGCGCTTGCGCCGCCGCCGGTTGTCGCGCCAACGGCTTTTGCCGAAAGCCAAATAATCCTTCCGGCCAGTGCCAACGCGTTGCCGGGACCGCTGCGTCTCTACCCGTATCAGCGGGAGCCGGTCGACGCGGTAGCAGACGATGACGTTGAAATCATCGTGCTTATGCTCGCATCGCAAACCGGCAAGTCGACCACCATCAATGCCATCTTAGGGCACTGCATCGCTAGTGATCCGGGTCCTATGCTTCACGTCTCCCCGACCGGAGGTCGTTCGGAAGAGTTCGTGCGGGAACGCTTTGACCCGCTTGTACTGTCGTCCCCCGCATTACGGGCGTTGATCGGCAAGGGGCAAGACACCCGAAAGGGAAGTAGCGGGGGCGTGAACTCGGTCACCGCAAAGAGCTTTCCTGGCGGGCAGCTCAGTTTTGCATCGTCGTTCAGAGCGGACGAACTCGCCGCTCGCGCCATCAAGTTTCTGTTTCTCGATGAGATAGACAGGTTTGCCACGTCGGCAGGCGCGGAGGGCGATCCCATCGGCCTGGCCGTCAAACGAACGAAGACGTTCGAAGGCAAGGGCCGAAAGATCATCATCGTCAGTACGCCCACCACGCGCGTCGGCTCCCGTATCAATGCTTGGTATCAGCGGGGAGATCAACGAAAGTTCTTCGTTAGATGTCCGGACTGCGAGCATTCAGAACCGCTTGCCTTTGAGAACCTCAAATGGGAGCCCGGCAAGCCCGAGACGGCTCACCTAGTTTGCGAGGCTTGCGGGGTTATCCACGACGAGCGGGCTCGCCGCTCAATGATAGAAGGCGGGACGTGGCAGGCCACAGCATCAGGTGAGAAGGGCGTTCGCTCCTATCACCTGACAGAGCTATCGTCGCTCTTCAGTACCATGGCGTCGGTCGCTCAACAGTATGAGGCGGCCGTAACACCGGAGCAAAAACAGGCATTCTACAATACGACGCTTGCGCAGGTGTACGATGCGGGCACCGAAGTAGAGCTGTCGTCATCCGAGTTACAACAGCGTGCCGAGAAGATCGCGCCACCCTATGCGGCGAATCTTGTCTTCGTTTCGGCAGGCGTGGACGTCCAGAGTAATCGCCTTGAAGTGACCTTCTTAGGTCACCACGCCGATCAGATGTTCAGTGTTCTCAATCATCTGAAGCTGATGGGCGACACAAGCGGCGACGCTGTATGGAAACAGCTCGACGAAGCGATGGGCTCGACGTTCCCGACGACAGACGGGCGTACGTTGCCCGTCTTAATCCAGGCCGTCGACTCCGGCTTCAATGCTGACCAAGTCGTGAAGTTCGTGCAGGCGCAACGCCGCAAGTTGCGCACGGCGTACCCTGTGAAAGGTAAGGCAGGCTTTGACCGAATGCCGCTTGCCTCTGGCGGACGCCTTAAAGGCCAAATGCGGCTACTGCTTGTTGGTGTCGACGCCGTCAAACAGGCCGTGCAGAAGGCGCTTAACATAGATGAACCCTCTTCTGGTTTTATCCGGTTGCCTGATCATCTCGACGACGATTACTTCGCGGGCCTTGCCTCCGAACAATTGCGTCAGCGCATCGTCAAGGGCGCGCCGCGCTACGAATATCACCGGACGTTCCGGCGAAACGAACCGTTGGACTGTTTAGTGTACGCAAAAGCTATCGCGGGGCACCCGCAAGTGCAGGCTGCGATCAGCAAGCCGCCTGCACCCACGCAACCCAAACCATCATTCGTAGAGTCGGCCAAACGATTGGCCGCGCTCTCTCAACCTACGAGGTAAACCATGCGTGAAGTTAAGAAGGCCCCGGCCGTGACGGGGGAAGCAAATGCGGCCATCGCAAGCGAACGCCTGCGCATCGCCGCAATTCTGGAAAGTGCCGAAGGCAGGCGTAATCCGGCAATGGCACAGAAGCTCGCGCTCGGCTCAGCTCTTGATGCAGAGACCGCGCGAGGCATCCTGGCCGAAGCGCCTGCCGCAAACCCCTATCTGGCCGCTATGGATCGCGAAGGCCCCATCGGCCTGAGCGCTTCCACTGTCGACATCGCGGCTGATCCTCGCGCGGCCCGTCTGAAGGAAATCCAGGAGGGCGCACGGGCGCTGAATAATGAGCGTCGCCGCGCTCAAGGCCTTCCGCCGCTGAAGGACTGATAGCACATGCGTTCCAAGACCAAGCGAACAGGCGCGATTAAGGTCGCCCGGTCTTCCCGGGGAAGTCGCGCGCTGGCTAATCTGATGCCCGCGCCGAACAAACCCAGCGCGGCACCCCTTGAGATGGGGACACCAGCCAAGGCCGGGATAATGTCGGGGACGGACGGCAAGCCGTCGCTCGTATGGGCGCGGTACGATGGCGCACCGTTCACCGCTGGCAATATTGGTGGCTGGCAGCCTTATTGGGGCTCGCCTGGCTCGGAGATCAGTCGGGAGCGGGCCTTGGTGTCGTCAATCACCCTCGACCTGCTCATGTCCAATCCGGTCATTGCAGCGCTGGTCGAGGGCTTCGCGACCTACGCAGTGGGGAATGGGCTCACGCTCTCATCTCAGCCCAACTATGGCGCCCTCGGTATCTCGAAGGAAGCCGCTCGCGAGCTGTCGCATCAGATCGAAACGGCCTGGCAGGCATGGGCGAAGAACGGCACCGAATGCGACGCGTCGGGGCGCCATTCGCTAGGTCAATTGGCAGTCGCCGCATACAAGAGCTTCCTGCTCACGGGCGAGACGTTGTTCGCGGTTGACTGGCAGAGCGCGGCCGGTGCGGCGACACGGACGAAAATCAACATGCTTGATGTGCGCCAGTTGGACCAGAGCATTACACGCGTTGCCGAAGGCAAGAACGGGAGCTGCATCCTTCAAGGCGTGCAGTTCGACAAGCGCGGCAGGGTGGAAGGGTACTTCATCCGCCCCTTCGTGCTCGGCAACGTCAGCTCGGCACCTCAAGCAGTCTTCGTTCCCGCCCGTACATCCTGGGGTCGCACCCGGATAGGTCATTTGTTTGATCTGATCGTGCCGGGCCAGATTAGAGGCATATCGCCACTCGCCGCCGCGCTCACGCCTGCGCATTCGAAGTCAACGCTAAGGGAATTCGGTTTGGCCGCCGCTTTGGTGCAGTCTATGATTGCCATCACAGTGGAGTCGGACTTGCCCCACAACGCCGCGATGAAATCGCTAACAACCGCAGATGCGTTGGACTTGCCCGCGCCGTCAGGTATTACGCCCGAAGCGTGGGCCGAAGCGCGCGCCACGTACTACGAGACCATGAAAGTCAATCTTCAGCCGGGTCTCATTAACCACATGCTTCACGGGGATCATCTCAAGATGCATCGCCCGCAGAGCCCGAACACCGTCCACGACGCGCTCGACAAGAGCTTGTCGCGCGAGGCCGCCAAGGCCGCTGGCTCCTCAGCTGAGGACGTTTCGGGCGATTATTCGCAAACGTCGTTCAGTGCTTCGCGACTTGCTCAGGAGCTACCCTGGCGGATCAACAAGCGCAGGCGTTCGGCTATCGTCGAGCCGTTCTATCAGGCGGCCTTCGTCGCCTGGCTGGAAGAGGCTTGCGAGACGGGGCGCATTCGTCTTCCCGAGGGGGCCCCCGCTTTCTGGCAGGCCCCGGACGCCTACAGCAACGCCATTTGGCGCGGCGAGGGCAAGCCGGTAGCTGACCCGCTGAAAGCTGCACAGGCCGATATCCTCGAAATCGAGAATGGATTGTCGACGCTCGAAGCGAAGCTCGGGGAGCGTGGCTTGGACTTCGAGGAAGTGTTGGCCCAAAGAAAGACTGAGCGCGAGCAATTGGAAGCGGCAGGGCTCCGATACCCCGTCCCGAAGAACCGGGACGACTGGCAGCCCGAAGACGATACGTCGTCGACGACCTAACAGGGCTTAAACGATCATGACAGACTGCACACCAAACGGGGGCACCGTTCCCGTTGTCGATAACCCGTGCGTAATGCTCTCAGCGTTGCGCGTGGCGTACTACCAGCTCTTAGCCGGGCAGGCGAGGGCGCAAGTGCGCAACGGCGATCAATGGCTGACTTGGCACAGGTCGGACGTGAAGACCTTGCAGCACGAAATTCGTCGGCTTGAGACCATCTGCGAATCCGGGGTCAATGTAGGGCGCGCGGTACGCGTCGGGCCGTACGTTCCGATGGGCGGGCACCGCTACAGATACTGAGGACATAGCGATGACTTTGAACAAAGTGGCATGGCTTCACCCGAACCCGTTGCTGTCGGAGTACGACGTTGTATTGCCGGACGGCTATATCATGCGGCGCAACGATGCGGAGGCAAAGGGCTTCGCTATCATTCCTTGGCCGGACAGCGAGCGTCTCGCGATGCCGCATCCATACGAAAGCGACAGAGTGGTCCTGGCTCGCGGAACAGTTGTTTCCCGCGAGACGGCGCAGGCGGCTGGCTTCACCATTGGCGAACGTACGCCCGTAAGTGATGCGCGCGGTCCGCGCGGCTGGCGTTCAGCCATTATGACGCTGGCAGAAGCAAAGGACCGACCGTCTGCAACTGCCGAACTTCTCACCTCACAAACGTCTGAAACGTTCACGGTCGACCAGGCCCGCGCATTTCTTCGCGGCCTGCCTGTCGAAACAGAACACACTGACACCACGGAAGAGACCAGCATGACGACCAATGACGACCCGCGCGCCGTGCGGCTTGCCGAGATTCGGCAGTCCATGAACGCGTTCAACAAATCAAACGGGTATGCGGCAAAGCCCGTTCGCGTCGACCCGAAGGACATTGACCCTGCAAGGCTGAAGCGGCTTGCCGAGATCAAGTATAGCGCGCTGCACGCGAGCGGGAAGGGCATGACGCAGGAAGCAAAGCTCATCCGGCTCGCGCTCGACACGCACGACAAGATCGGCACGCCGCTGATTCAGACCCTCGCTCAGCTTGGCGTTGACGCGTCCAAGCTCATCCCCAATACCTAATTTAGGACTGTCCAGAATGACTACCCAGACCTTCACGCTGTCGCGACCGCTCAAGACACACAACGGCGAGGTGCTCACGCTGACGCTGCAAGAGCCCACGGCCGGCGCGTTCATCGACTACGGCGAGCCTTTCACGTTGAAGCCCCGCAAAAACGATGATGGTGAACCGGACGGCGCGACGTTCGTTTACGACAACAACAAAGCGTTCGTGCGCTTCTTGGTTGACATGATCGCGGAGAAGGGCGTGGACGATTTGATCCTGAAGAGCATCAGCGCGAGCGATTTCCAGCGCCTCCGAGCCATCGCTACCAACATCATTCTGCTCGGAGTGCAGGACGAGCGCCCTACGTAACCGTCCAGCGCATGGTCGCGGTCATGATCCGCGATTACGGGGTGCAGCCTTCGGAGCTGCACTCCATGCGCATCGGACGGCTGGTAACCCATATCAAGATGCAGGCGGACCTCACTAAGGTTCGCGAGAAGAATGCAAGGTAGGACGGGATGTCTAACCCTTCAGTAACAGCAACGATCTCCGCCAACGATCAGGCAACGCCCAAGCTGCGGGAATTGCTTGAGCTGACGAAGAAGCTGGATCAAACCTCTAAAGCCTTATTCCGCGAGAGCACCGGCAGCGGGTACACCAACAGCTTCCGGCAAGCGACTTCCGCCGCAGTTCAGCATCTTTCCGTGCTGGAAAAGATTCATAAGGTCCAATCGGCAATTGGCGCGACTGTGGCGGGGGTCGCAGGCGCCAAGGCCTTCCAGATGGCTCGCTCCGCTGTTTCCAACTACATCCCGTACGAACGCGATGTTCGGTATCAGCGGGCGATTCAGCACTATAGCAACGCTGATATGGCGCTATTGGAGCGGCAGCGCATCAACGCGGCGACAGTCTACGGACTGAAGCCGGAAGATACGCTGCACGCTCAGCAAGCTTTCGTTACCCGGAACTTCTCGGCGCCGATCACTGAGGCCGCGACCAATCAGGCTATTGTGCTCGCGAAGGCGCTGAACGTCCAAACGGCGGAAGCCGCGAAGATTGTTGAGGGCTTGACGTTCGGGCAGGGTATCCACCTGCACAATCCGGCTCAGGCAGCTCGGGAGATCGCCCGTTCTTCGGACCTTGCTGCTATCGCCGCCAAGGCGGGCGCCATGTCCCCGGAGGATATCACCCAATTCGGCAAATTCGGTATCGGCATGTCGACCGCTGCCGGTATCAGCGCCGAACAGGCGTTCGCGGCGGCTATGACTCTGAAGCGCGCGAACGTTGGGGGTGACGAGTCAGGGGTCTTTATGCGGCAATTCTCGGCTCGCCTGCTTGCGCCGACGAAGCAGGCCTTCGAGGCATTCGCCCATATGGGCATCAACTACGCGGACTTTGCACCCCAAGGCAACGTTAGCCCCGACGCAATCGACGCTTCGCTTCGACGCCGCTACGGCAAAGGCCTTTCCGACGCGGGGAAGGCCAGCCTTGCCGCTGCGTTAGGTGATGAGAGCCGGAACGTGCTCGGCAGCCGCGAGGGTTTCACCGCTGCCATTACGGAGGCCATTGAGGCGAGCGGCGAGAAGCTGTCGAAGATGGACCAAAAGCATCTGGTTGATACGGCGCTTCGCCAATACGACCTAGCCAAGGGCTCTCTGAACGGCGGTGCACTGTTCGAAGCTATCCTTAAGAAGGCGACCGCCCGCGACATTCAAGCGATCCTTGGCGATAAGCAGGGCGGCCGGGCTACCCTCCTGCTCGGTGCTCGCGACCAGTACAGCGAGTACCTTGAGAAGCTGAACCACGGCGAAGGGTTTGCGCAGAAGATCGCCGAAGAGCGCATGCAGGGCTTGGCGGCGGCCGTCGACAGGCTCTCAGCGTCAATCGATAGCGCTGAAAAGCAAATCGTGAAGGCCAACGAAGGATGGCTGACGCCGCTCGCCGATGCAGGCGCCAAGCTGGCGGGGTTTGCCGCTGGTCTGTCGGACGCTCAGAAGCAGGCCCTCAGCGTCTCAGCGGGGCTCGCGTCGCTGTCCGGCTTGGCGGCTGCCGGTGCCACCATCGCCTCCGTCATATCGAGCTTCACGGGCCTTGCAGCGAGCGCGAACGTGGCGTCTGCGGCCTTAACCCGGATGGCAGGCGGCAGCGCGCTCGGAACGGCCGCCAGCGCGGCGGGAGGCGTGGCAGCGGGCGCGGCAGGCTCGCGAGCGGCGTCTATCCTGGGCGGCGCTTCCAAGGGCCTCGGATGGCTGTCCCTCGGTGCCCTGTTTGGTCCTACGCTTTGGGATGAGATAGGCAAAGAGGCGGCGGGGACTGACGACGCCAAGGGGGGCGGAGCTGCGAACTATCGGCGAAACCTGGCTCGACTGCGCAGGCGCGAGTTTGAGGACCTGGTCGGTGACGAATCTAGCCCGTTTGATCGCTATCAACCCGCTAACCCGTGGAGACGACGGCGCGGGGCAACTAGCGAGTACCTTCGGCAGCTTGGCGCGTCGGACGATGGTGCGGGCAGTGCGTTCGGCTGGCAGGACTCAATTCGTTCAGTCGGTCCGTCGTCGGGCTTCAAGGACGTTGCTGTCACGGGCACCGTGACCGGCGAAGCCGAGCTGCACAACAATATTCAAATCGAGGTCAAGCCCACCGCTTACTTCGAGTCGCTCGTCAAGCGCATGGAAGCAGTCGCCAACATGCACCTGAACGGGCAGCTCGGAACGAGCTTGCAGGGGCCGGGCGATAATTCGGTTAAGCCCACGCAGGGACCGCCGACAGGAGCGCAGGAATGACGTTGTTTCCAGAGGCAAGCGATTGGCGAGCGGGTATGCAGGACGTATCCGCCGCAATCGACGACACCATGGGCGAAGCCGTGATTGTAACCCCGGTGCGGTCGGGAGGTGTAAACTTCCCGACCATCGCTGAGCCCGAGCGATCAATCAGCGCCACGGCCGTTTTCATGGCGAAGCCTGAAACTGTCGTGATGGGGGACAACAAAATACATGCGCGCGGCCATGCGATAAGCCCGCTCATCTCGACGAGCATTCCCGTCTTCAGCTTCGACCACAAGTCGCTGCCGTGGCCGCTGGGGCAGGGCTACCGGATTAAGCTCTGTCGCACGGGCGCGCTCTTCGAAGTAACCGACGTAAAATATGACAGCGTGGCGCGTATCGAGGCGAAGGTCGTGCTGCTTGGCAGGGACGCATCCTAATGGGAGTCCTCAAACTTCAGTTCTCGCCGCGCACTGCGGCCGTCGAGACTGACACTCCCGATGTCCTGGCCCATGCGCTCGCGAAGCTTAGGCAATGCGGAGACGATGCAATCAACGTGCTTCGTCTCACTGACGACCTTCCTGAAGTCGTCTTGCCGTATCTGGCCTGGGCGGCGTCACGCAGGCAAGACGTTCCGGCTCGCTCAGTTCGTATCCTCATGAAGTGCTGCGGCGAGTTGCTCTTGGAGCGCGCTCTTGGGCGTCACCGTCTGCGAATGCTTAAAGCGCGCTATCCGATCAGCGAGCCGTTCTCATCGCTGTAAGACTGTCAGGACTGTCAGCCAGTTCGCCTGACGCATATCCTATTGCGGCCTTACAAGCGTTCTGTCACGCTCACTTCTGCCGAAGGGATTTGTCATCACCGGAGAGCTTGCGCCAACAGGCTCTCCACCCAAAGGCAGGGGCAATGCAGGACATCACCATCGCGATCCGTCGTTACTTTTGCATCGGCATCGAACAGCAACTTGTTGACCGTATGGTCCGCAAGCCGTGCGGGTCCTTCGTATTGATCGAAGGGCCTGAGCGGCCGGGAGAACCTGAAGTCGAAAAGTCGTACAGCCTTGAGAACGTGTTCTCTTGGCTTCAAGAATGCCCGTGGCAGATTGAACGGGCTGTGATCGCGAGCGGAGCGGGCCATTGCGCGCCGATCTAGAGCGCTTGATGGAGTTAGTAGTCACGCGGCATGTGTGGGGCAGGGGCTTGGGCGCGGAGCAGATGCGGGAGAAGCTTGCGTCTGCTCTTGACGAGGGCCGCCGTCACTTGGTCACCGTTCGCGAAGGACAGAACGGACGCTTGGAGATTGAGTTCAGCCCCGAGCTAGGGGACGTTGGACGGGCGTTTGTAAACGCGTCCAAGGGCGTCCCCACCAACCGGCCAAGCTGATGCACCGGCCGGGACAGATACCGCCTCGGGGCCTGACAAAGGCGGACGCAGCCGCCTATTGCGGCTGTTCCGAGGATGCGTTCGACACATGGGTCAAGAAGGGGTTGGTGCCGGGGGCGATCCCCGGCACTCAGCGTTGGGACCGCAAGGCGATTGACTGGTATCTTGACCGGGCGTCCGGCCTGGCTACTGAGGCGAGCGCATCGAGCGATCCGCTGGCAGACTGGCAGGCTTCCAGACGGACGGATTCAGGCGGATAGACGCGATTCGGCGGCGGATCACGCGAAAAAGGGCCATAATATCAGTCCCGGAACGGGAACGTTGCAAGAACGTTAACTCGTCCTATATACTGTGGCCGAAATCCACTAGGTGCAAAATGGCAACCGTTTTCGATGTAGCCAAGTACATAGCTGAACGCGCTGGTGAAATCTCGGCGATGAAGCTTCAGAAGCTCATGTACTACGCGCAGGCTTGGAGCCTCGTTTGGGATGAGCAGCCGCTGTTCTCAAGCGACTTCGAGGCGTGGGCGAATGGTCCCGTTTTGCCTGAGCTGTACGCGCGTCATCGCGGCAGGTTCAAGGTTGATGCATCGCTCTTCGGTGAAGCGGATAGCGGAAAGCTCACGTCTGACGAACGCGAGACCATCGACAAGGTGCTGGGCTTTTACGGGGACAAGACCGCACAGTGGCTCAGCAATCTCACGCACCAAGAGGCCCCCTGGCTTGATGCTCGCGGCGATACTCCCATCGGGCAGGCTTCCAATGCGATTATCACGCAGGCGGCCATGCACGAATATTATTCGTCGCTCGACTAGCGGCAGCCGGTGTGGGCAAGAAGAGCGAGGCACGCGCCCTCAAGAAGGCGCTTGCTCAAGAAAAGTTTGAAGCTAACAAAGCCAAATTCATTGCAAAGGTGAGTGGCGGCGATCAGCCGCGACAGGCTGTTGCCCTACCCACAAATGCTCAGCCGCGCGTAGCGCCGCACATCGCTCGCATGGCTGCCGAGCAGGAGAAGCTTCCGAAGGCAGCGAAAGACGGCAGTCGCTTTAGCTCACGCGTCACCTGGTGCATAACGAAAGCCGACCGGCAAGACAGTTGGTCATGGGGTGAACCGCGCGACTGGCAACAAGACGAATGGGATGAAATTATTCACCCGCCCCTCCAGCATTTCGCAGGATTGACATGGCAGGAGGTCGACCAATTCTCATCAGAGTCCGGTCATAAGATGCATCACGGGCACGAAGTTACCGACTTAGTAGATGAGGCCCAACATCGGTGGCAGGCGCTTGAGTTGGATCAGTACGACTCAGTTTTCCGCTTTCGACTTGGAGGCACGCGGCGGGTTTGGGGATTTGTCGTGCAGGCCCATTTTCACGCGGTGTGGTGGGACCGCTATCACAACATATATCCAACGGAGCCGTCTTAGGTTCGCACCCCGCGATTAGGTATGTTCAGTACGAAAGCGCAGGACTGGTTATGACTGGATTGGCAAGAGCCTTCGCAGCCTTCGGGGCGGTTAGCAAAAATCAAAGGTGGAGCTGGTCAGCTAGGACGCCGGATAACCAAACGGTCGTAATGACCTTTTGGAAGGATGCTCTCGACTTTAGCGCCGATCCAATCACTTACAGTACCTTTGGAAGTCCGCGACTTCATCAATGGAAGGATAAGCCTGGCAACCGTGAACGCATCGAAAACCTGAAGTGGGCCCGAGACAACTGCGGCGGTTTGATGAGGGTCGTCATCATTGAAGCCAAGGATGTAAATGCGGGGGACCGCGAAATAGCAAATTGTATCGTGCAGCGGCGCATGGTGATGAAGTTAGTGGAATTGAACGAAGAGACGGGCGAGTTTCGCGCCGTGAACGTGGGCGCATAATTCTTTCGGTAGTTGTTTGAATGAGCGGGCACTTCATTGAGGCCGAGTGCGATTGCGGGTTCTGCGAGAGCCTATTCGTAGGAGCCTCATCTGGCATAGCGTATACGGAAGGCGCTAGCGATATAGCTACCTTTGATCGCGCCGAAATCGCATCGCGCAACCTCTCCGAGATACCCGACCCGTTCCTGGTCACGTGCGAATCCGGCGCAAGAGATTATTGGACTGAGCACGAGCAAGTTGAAGCAAGAAAGCTCAAGCCTTTTGGCTCGTATCTCTGTCCGAAGTGCAAGCGAGCTTCGCTCTTCCTTCGTTTTGCCGGTAATTGGGATGGCATCGTCGACGGGGAAACTTCGTCACTGACGCCGCTAGAGCAACGAGGGTCGGGAGAGCGATTAGAACCTTCTTCGGGGGCAGACCATCCGGGCGGAGTGGCGTACCCATACGGATTGAGAGAGCATATTGAAGACCTTTGGGAGAGCACGCTTGACACGGTTGGCAAATCAGCGCTGCTCCTAATCAAGCTAACCGCTCTGTTCGGCGCGTTCTATCTGATGGGATTTCTCGCCGAGAAACTCTGCGGCGGCACGAACTGCATCAACCTATGACATTTAAGACTTTAGCCCTTGTATTTGCTCTAACCGGGAACGCTTTGGCGAGCGAGCTTCACGGACGTGCCAGCGTCATTGATGGCGACACGCTCGAAATACACGGCACGCGCATTCGGCTGTGGGGCATCGATGCACCTGAAAGCTCGCAGCTCTGCCGTGGTGAGGACAGCTTGCCGTATCGTTGCGGAGCGAAAGCCGCGAACGAGCTGGACGCCTTCATAGCGGGAAGGCCGGTTAGCTGCGAGCCCGTGAGCCGTGATGTCTATGGACGTACAGTCGCAAGGTGTTCGGTGAATGGAAGCGAATTGGCCGAATGGCTAGTGGACAGTGGACTTGCGTTCGATTGGCCGAAATACTCAAAGGGAAAGTACGAAAAGGCGCAGCGTGAAGCGCATAGAATTGGGCGTGGCGTGTGGGTCGGAAGCTACGTTGCCCCTTGGTCCTATCGGGGGTGCGTCGAGCAAGGCGGAAGACCGCACGAGTGCTCGGACGACGCGAACGCGCACCGTTAAAACCAGGGGGGTAGTAATGCGGGGCTCATTTCTGATTTCTAAGTTGGTGTGTTCGGTGGCTGTATCGGCGCTCCTGACCGATTTCGCACATGCGCAGAGCCAGCCAACAACAGGCATCATTTACAATACGTCCGAATGGTCAAGCCTCCAATACGAGTGCCATCTTCGATCCGGTGCAAACTTAGACTGCGATATGACGCAGGCGTCCGTGCGCCGCCAAGGTGGAGGCAAAAAGCTTCAAGAGGAAATCTCGAAAGCTCTTGCGCAACTAAAGACGGAGAAGCCCATCAAGCCAGAAGAGTGCGCACAATGGGAGCAGGCAATTGAGAAGATAAAGAATCCGAAGCCTACTGATGAGGGCTATGCGCAGCTCAGCTCCATGGAGGATAACGTACAGAGTCTTTCGCACTTTCAGGATTGACGGCTTCTTCTAGAATGAAGGAGCTTTGA